CCAGTACGGGTCAATGACGCATGACCCAATATAACGTAAGTTATGTGAAATCGATTGACCTATATAACTATAGGTTTAATTGGAAAATGGACGTAATCTATATAATCCATTTTTAGCGTCTGCACTTGTCAATTTAATGAAATCAGATGGAACGATAAATATAAGTTCGCCTCCGTCATCAAGATAGGAATAACATTGTTCGATGAACTTGATATACAGATTTCGTCCATTTCGTTGCTTGACATAGGGCGGATTGCCGATGATTGTTTTATACTTTTGTGTAATTAGTTGCGTTGTAAAATTGCCGTAGTTCATGTTTTGATACTCGTTAAACGTGATAATCGGACGGATAGTCGCATCGAGTTCATAACATGTCATCGGATAATTATCATCGAATTCTTTGAACTTTTTGAGTAAGTGACCCGCACCAAATGATGGTTCAAGTAAGTGCGAACGTTTATTTTTTACTTTATCGAATACATATTGTTGTAATTCATCTGAAATAGTAAAGTATTGACCAAGGGTTTTCTTATCGGACATTTGTGTAGATGTAATGATGCAATAGTTATTATTATATTAGTTATAGTCATTTTCATATCAAAATTTGTCCGTTAAAGATACAATCAATCGTAGATTAAAGTCAAATACAATCTTGATACATTATAAATATTGAATGACATCACACATGTCACATTTCGTTAGTTCTGTTACCTCCGTCTCAAACACTGTTGCGAGTACCGTCGCAAACTCCGTCACGTCGCTCTTGAAAAAGAATGACTTTGCATCACTCGATGTTCTTTCACAGGAAAAGGAAATCCTCCGAATCGGTAATGTATTGAACTCCCTCTGGATTCACCGCTCCGAATTATCGATTCCTCACTTGGTCACCGTCGGTTCTCAATCCAGTGGTAAGAGTACCCTTCTCAACGCAATTCTCGGTATGGACATCCTTCCAATCGGGACCAATATGGTGACCCGTTGTCCACTCCGCCTCGAAATGATACAGACATCTGCAGATACAAAGGAAGCAAAGGCCGTCTTCGGTTCTTATGAATCGACGAGCGGTCAATGGACTTCTATCAAGGAAATTGCATTGCAGTTCCCGAATCCGAGTAATGACCAACGCAATGAAATCGCATCGACTATCAATGGGATTACATGCCAACGTGCCGGTAGTAATATGAATATATCAACTGAACCCATCGACCTACGTATCTATGGACCGAATGTTCCCAATTTAAGTGTCATCGATTTACCAGGTATCGTATCCGTCGCGTGTGAAGACCGCGGACAGTCCAAAGACATAAAGGAACAGATTCGTTCGATGATTAGCACCTATATATCACCTGCATCTGCTTTAATACTCGCAGTCATTCCCGCACGTACCGATATTGAAGTCGATATTGCGATGGAACTCATTAAACAGCACGACCCCGACGGAGAACGCACACTCGGTATTCTCACTAAAGTCGATTTGATGAACGAAGGAACCGATGTGTCGCACTTATTAGAAAATCGCGGAATCTCACGAAGTCTCCAATTGCAATACGGATATTTCGCAATCAAGAACCGCAATAAAATCGAATCGGAAACCAAGAGTATCCAAGAAGGGTATCAGATTGAAAGCGATTACTTCGCGAAACACCCTGTCTATTCCCAGTCGAAATACCGCGATAGTGTCGGAACCGTCGCACTCTGTCGCCAATTGAGTCAGATATTGGTGAAATCACTCAAGCGTTCATTCCCGAACCTCTTGGAAAAGATACACCAACAAGTCGCCGATACGACCAAGCAACTACAGGCACTCGGAACTGTCATTCCGGCAGATGATACCCAGCGTCTATCGTATATCCACAATACGATTGCCGAACTCACCCGTCAATTCATCTCTATATTGGAAGGACGCGGTAACCGTATCGATACAGGTCGTCGTATTAAACAGATATTCATCAAGTATCGGAGTGACCTCGGTCAGACACAACCGTTCGCGAAAGATAATTGCCCCGATGATTATCTACAGACGCTCATTGCGAACAGTGATGGTAACCATATGCCATTTAGTGTTTCACCAATTGAAATTATCGAGCAATTAGTATCCGATAAGAACCGTCGTCCATTCCAGTCCATCTATGAAATACAACAGGTACATATGAAATCCGTATTAGATGAACTCAATGACCTATTTCAAAAGTTGGTCCAGGACAAGATGGCATCACAGTATCCGAATTTTTCAAAGTTGTTACAGACGACCGCGATGAATGATGTATTCCTTCCGAATTACCAAAAGACGAATGCGATACTCGAAGATGAAATACGTAGTCAAGAAGGGTATGTATGGACCGACGACCCATTGTTCTACAAATTGTTGAAAGAACAGGCACAGGATATCCGCAGTCTCGCACAGGCATATTATCGTTATATCATCGGTATTATTTCCGATACCGTTCCAAAGCGAATTATGCATCATTTCGTCCATTTGTCCGAACGCGGATTGAGTCCTGCATTGTATGAAAAAGTGAAATCGGTTCAATTGGGAACACTCTTACAGGAAAATGAAGAAGTCCAACATCAACGTGTGGAGTTGGAAAAGAAATTAACTGCGTTGAATTCGTCAAAGCAATTAATCGAAAGTATCTTGTAGGCGATTCCACTCTACATAATAGACGCATCTCTTGGCGATATAGAGAAGAAGATGATGGCAATAAAGGCAAATACGAGACCAAGTTGTGATGTAGTTGTTAATTTTTCTTTCAAGTAATATAGACCGATTACGGTGACGAAGACATCACTCATCAGGTCCCAAATGATATTCACGGAAGTTAGACTAATCATCGAGAGCGAGTAATAGACCATAATGGGTTGCAATGCAAATAAGATAATCGGTATAATCATATACCATACACTATATAACCCGTCATGAACGAATTTGACTAATGGAAGACTCAATGTATCCAAAAGAGCCATCGCGACAGGTAAAATAAATATACGAAAGGATAGATGATTAAACATGACGTTGTTTTATAATAATCGAAGACTATTTTACAAACATTCCGACCGTTCGTCCGTCCGTAATCGAATTACATAATGCGAATCTAAATAGAAGAATCGGAATTCCATAATAATATAAAATTGACATTGACCTCAAAATATGTCATTTACGGCACCACTTTGGAATGAATTAGTATTTGAAAAAATTAACGAGTTACATGCGTCGCACCAAGAAGTGATGAAACACTTGTCGCAATTGTCTATACGGATTATCCATTTAGAGAATCGGATGGCAAATATATCGAACGGGGTAGGTCATTTATTTGCCCATTTTCAAAACCATAAATCACAGACTGTCAGTGATAGCTCGACATTACCGATGATACCCGTCACGCCATTACCAGTATCGACTACTCAACAAGAACCCGTCGTTTCTACGATTACTGTTCCGAAACACGTATCGATTGAAAAAGAATCGAACCCAATTGAAGAAGACGACGAACGATACTCAAATGAATCCGATGAATCCGATGAAGGCGAATGGACTAAAGTATCGCGAAAGCGTAAATAAGATAAGATGAGAATGACTTATAACAATGTCATCCTCATATTATTTCTATGATTATTGTAAAATTACGATGGATAAAGATACCATTTTTGCACTTGTTTTACTCGGTGTTATCATTATATGCAGTGTGTTATTCCAAACGATATATTCATCGCGTTCAAATACACTTCTTGATGAATTTACGTCACGTATTCGCGGGATGTTCTATAGAGAATTACCAGAAACTCGTTCCAGCAAACGTTTAACGGATGCGATTACGTCGTATTCCAATCAACTTCCACATAAATTGAATCCGCGCGATGAATCGGTTGGCATTTGGCCTTCTGACGAACAAGCTACAACCTATGTCAAAGGAAATATCCCATGTGAAGTCGAAAATAATGCACGAGTCGTTATTTCGGAAACATTAAATCAATTCAACGGAAAGATGAAATATCGCATGAAGTTACTTGAAATCGACACGATTATCGAAAGACATTTCACTGATAAAGTCGGCGACCGTCCAAGTATTCGCTATTTATCTGAATTCTTTGCCCATGAAGTCGATACGAAATCGACGCGTCGAATGATTATTCAATGGGAACAAACGACCTGCACAGATGGAGTGAAACCAGTTGGGTCGCCAAAAGTACACTTTTTACACCCGGAAAGTTCGGATTTGCCTGAATATAACGAACTCAATCGCCTGTTCGTCCATCGTATTGACACCGATTTTGTTGAAAAGGATGCAAACAAACTCGATATGATAAAGGGTGATAAAGGTGCTACACGCGGGCCAATTGACGACCGTCCAGTGGATGTCGATGGACTTCCGGAATTGGACCAACTCTATGAACGCGTCGAACCTTGTGAAAATCAAGATACCCTTGTTGAAACTGCAGTTTGTCGTAATGCATTGAAACCGGGAGACTGGCACGATGTCCCTACACAGGAACCATGTCGCGAAGAGGCAATACCGGGAATATGGGACCGTTATGGAGTATATGAACAGAGACCACGTGCGGAATCGTGTAAGAATCGCCATTCGGGTTATACACCTGTGAATCCGGATTTATTCGAACATCCGAGTCACTATAGTATTCCAATGGTTGGCGAGTATTCGATTTCATTAAATCGTCGAGCACCAGACGTGCAAGATATCTATGCATACACAAAATAAAATATGCATTTATAAATAATACATTCGCGTGGTGTATCTATATGTCGTGTGACTTAAATATCGTTGTAAATGGAATGAGTCCATATATTGATTATATTCCGAAAATGGTTCGTAAGGTCGGTGAATTATATATGGACGATGATGACGACGATGAACGCAAAACAATATCTGTGTATTTCGATTCGATGATGAAATCGTATTGGTATGAAAATCCAAACCAACGAGGAATGAAACATTTTTTGTCTCTTCGACCTTTATATGATAATGTCTATGTCGAGGGAAAGAAATTTCATATAAATGAATGTCCAACCCATGTATATGAATTTCGTTATAGCGATAGTGGTAAATGAACCTGGAGTGATGCCGTTTTTCCAATGGATGCAATACATGCAATACCGCAGTGTTTCGTCTTTTGCATTTTAGTTGATACAACGTTTCCTGACGATTTCAACTTGGATATATATTCGTTCCATACATGGTTTTGGTCAGAGTCGCGGTCACAGTCACGGTCGCGGTCACATGTATTCGAGTCCTCGTCCTGCGATGGTATAGGTTCTGACATGTTTTTATTTCGCCGACGTATATTCATGTTCTTTATGATTTCTTCATAGATTTCCATCACGTCCCACGTACATGGAAGTGTATAGCAGTTCATCTTCCAGACCCACTGGTATTTATGAAATGATGAAAACTTATTTTCTATACAAACGATTTCGTCCGTTGCAGGGTCTTTATTTACATACTTTACAGGTTCTTTGAAACGCGCATAGGGTGACGGAAAGTGACGATGCATCGAATTCAGTTGTACGCGATATACATTTACATAATATCTCTCTTCATGGACATGTTGATTCTTATATTGGACCTTTGCAATCTGTTGCCCTTTTATACCAAATTCATTCAATAAGTGGTCTTTTATGAGTTTTTTATAATTTTCCGGTTCATGAACGACCTGAAACGTCGGTAAATGATAAGTATAAGGGTCTTCTGTTTCTTTTGTCAATGTATAGCGTACGTGGAATGTATCATTATTGATATGTGCATCTTCATAGGTGATATGTAGCGCGACATATGTCATCGTTTCGTCTCCATCGGATTCGGAACCGCACGCTACTGGTTTTTGAATGATACGACGTTTGGTGACAAAGGGTAAATACTTGTAAAATATATAACGTTTTCTAGGAGTGCTTTCGCCGATTACCATGTTTGAATACTTGGTCTAAATCCGGATATCTTGCGTGATTTGTATCCATAAACCCATATTATGTTTATGCGTAGAACGATTTTGATGAAAATTCACGGATATCTTTTCCTATAGATATACTAAATTAACAATTCATACTCGCATCTGCATCTATCTCGCATTCATAAAAATGATTATTCCTGTTCGTTGCTTCACTTGTAACCGCGTCATCGGTTCCAAATATAAGAAATATCAAGAAAAGATTAAAGAATTGAACTTACAAAATGAAAACATTATATCCGGCGACCCAGATATCGACTTATCAAAGAAGACTCCATACCAAGAAGTCTTTGAACAATTAGGTATTGACCGTTATTGTTGCAAACGTCACTTATTGACCAATGTCGATTTAATTGAAAAGATTTAACGCGTCAATAGAATGTATGTTTATAATAACAAATAGAACACCATATTTTTTATTATCAACATGGAAAGACCGAGACCCGTCGATGAAGCACAGAAAAATGTCGAATTTACCAAGAATGTCGTGATGCGTCTATCGCAGAATGAACAGACCGAACTCGAACGTCTGAATACATTATCGAATACCTTACAAAAATCAGCAGAGGGTTATAGAGACCCGTTACAGATGAATATTCGCGAACTGGTGAAGGAATGGGGAAATAAAAACATGGAAGCCGTCGCGGATTTCATGAATTGGATAAGTGACTTGTCGGTCTATGCACCTTATTTTGACGATATCGATAATACACGTCAATGGTTTGCAGGTATCTATACGATTATCCGCGATTTCTTTTCGATATTTTGGAAGAAACAACGTGCCATCTACATCGGTGTCACACTTATCCTCCTTGCTTTTTTCATTTATATGATTGAAGCAGTCGATAGTGAGGTGATTCGCGGTGGAATTGGGTCCGGTGCATCATCGATGAAAGGTCCGTCCGTGTCCGTTGCATCATCATAATTATCGACGACTATTATAGTTATAATTCGAATTCTAATTCCATTTCAACAAAACGGCAATGAGTTTCATTACCGATTTCCAATTTGCTTTTCAAAAGAACGAGTCTGTCACTCTACTTGCACTTGTGATATTGTCCTATTTACTCATCATGCATTCCGGACTTACCTACAGACACATCGTCTATATCATTCCGGTTGCAGGTATTGCCTATTTCTATTACACATATACGGTGGATAGAAGTTACACCAGTATGCATACACAGAACGATAAAATTGCCAAGATTGATATCGATTCGTTTCCCTATATACAAGAGGACATTGAAACGATTGATATCTTATTACAACTCGAACCGTTATATACCGTGAATCGCCTTCAATACATGGAAATATTCACCCGACTTAACCGATTTTTCATGTTGTATCAAGAAGTGAAATCGGGTTCCGCGTCTCGTCTATCCGATAAATACCGTCTTGCAAAAGATGAATGCAACATGGTATTGAATGCTCTTGGAACATTCGCAGTGCGTCTCGATACAGACGATGAACGTCGTGCCTTGTATGAAACCGGCGAACGTCTCAAGGTCCGATGTCAATTGTATTTGAACGAGATGGAAACCCGTATTCAACGCGAGTGGAAAGATGGGGAAATCACTGTCCATAGTCAGCCGATATACCCGGATGACCCGATGCCGAGTGTTTTCGGAGATATTCAGTATTCCAAACACTACAATTTATATTAAGGTGGTATTCATTTCAAAAAAAATAGATTCATATTATATAGAATTTTAAATTGCAAAGGCAAATGTCCGGCAGTCGTATAAAACGTTCATCCAGTCGCCGTTCGTCGAAACGTCACAGTAACCGAAACCTATCACGCAAACAAAAGAATGTCAAGAGTGACAAGAGTGACAAGAGTCTCTCTAGAAAATCGAACATCTTAAGTCATGCGTTAAAACGTTTAGACAACCTCTATAAAAATGACGGTTCTGGTAAAGTCCAATATGGTGGTGCAGATATCAACGATATGGTCGCAAAGATTGTTTCCAACCGTGTTCTCGATGTCTATTTGAAATATTTAGGTTTGACGATGTTAAACAGTGCGACACTCGTTCCATTTGCATTAATCATGGGTAAGGAATATTTCGAAGACTATATTGCGCCTCGTTTAGAACGCGAAAGTGGTGGTAGTAATAGCAAGAAGAAACAAATCGGCGGTGGCGAACCATTGCCACGTGTGGTCCCATTCTTCGACCATCCATACATCGGAACTTTCTTGAAGATTGCAGGTATTCCATTGGTCGGTTTAACAACCAACACCCTTGTCCCATTAGGTATTTTAATGATTGTCTATGAAATGATTAAACAATTAATGGACGGTTCCGAAAGTAAATCCGCAAGTAAGAGTAAGAGTAAGAGTGCATCATTACGTCGTCGTAGTATCCAACGCGGTGGTAGTGGTTCGCAATATGCAGCTGGTTCATTATATGCATTCGATGGTAATGCCCCAGTGACTCGTTCGTATGAACAGTGTACCCAATTTGCAACCCCATCAGACTGTTGTAAAGCAGCTTTACATACACAATCTATTCAAAATGCGATTGTTCCACCAGAAACCCGTTATGACGCACTTCGTCCTCAATTATCTTGTTCAACTACTCAATAAATAATTTGGTTAAATACGCGAGACCCTCTGAATTCTTCCTTTGTCGCATTGAAAGAATCGGACCCTCTTTGATATGAAGACGGTCCATATGTCGCGCCAATTTCGTCCGCATCTCCGATGATATATAGGTGGTATGCTTAATACATCCATATACTATCGCAAATTCACATACATACAACATCCACGACAACATTGGAACATCACACAGTGTCTCGGATACGTATCCCATATACGCATTCACTTCATCGATATATCGGTCAAGAGAACCGTCGCGATTATAACGATGAACCGCGAGAGTCATACTGACCGTTTCGTAATCTTTGTGAAAATCATTGAGGTCATCGATATACTGCGTAAGTGTTCCCAATTTATACGTGATGTCATAGAGAGATAACGTTCGCGACTCGAGATAATCCATTGGAAGGTCATTCTCAAATGCAACCATGAGTATTGTTGTGTAGATGGTTGTCATTCCTTTCTCGATTAACAAGGATGTCAATAATGTATCTTTCTTATCATGTGCCGTCGATTCGTCCGATTGGTCTGTGGATTTTTCTAAACGAATGCCCATCTGTTCGCATTCGAATACACGGCGAATATTCTTCCATATCAATACGTGCGGACTATCTGCGCGAGTATCTGCAATCGCATCCATCGGAACTTGGTTTTCCATATCAGAACAAACACGGTCCATTAATCGGGTAGGACCGTCAAACGGTTCAATGCGGTGATACAAGCGATCCTGTATATACTGAAGGAATCTCTTTTTTTGGACAGATGTCGTGTATCCGAGTGTAACATCACCGTCGATGAGATGGTCTACATAGACATAGCACATATTGAGGAACCATTGACCGTATTCGCCACCGCATCGATATAGATTGATATCCGTGTGATTCAGTATCGCATTGTAATAGACGATAACTGATACAGATACACTAACGAAATACCAGAGAATACTCGACATGAGAATGCGATTGGACGGGTCCGAACGTAATACACTTGTGAAAAATCCATTGAGTAACGACGGGTCCGCGTCCCATCGGCGCAATTTGCGAAAATGGACGACTGCATTCACGATAATCGATATGAAAAGGGTTAGACATTTTTTCTTTATGACTTGTCGGATATGGGATGGTGTCTCTGGTCCTGACCCGGTCTCGGTCTCTGGTGAATGCGGTAACAATTCAGTGATCCATACTGAACTATTCCTTCTCCATAACGATACCCAGTCTGAATACGATGGACATCGTTGTATATAAGTGAGCATCTCCTTTACTACCGTTGTAATCGTTTCGTGTTCGACGCGGTCATAATGCGATTCTTGTGCCGTTTCATATAGAGTCACAAGTTGGTCAAACAATCCCATGAATGACGTATCCCGCGAGAGACGTGTCATCAATTCGACAATCGACATTTTTTCGACTGCGAGAGTCTTCTGAATCGACTGGAAAAAGGAATGAACGGACGAGTGAGACGAATGGAAAGAACACGAGGATAGATGGTTCGTCAATTCTGCGATTTTGGCAACCTCTTCTGCATGTTCATTCGTCAGAAATTCGATGATACTGGTTATGGTTATGGTTATAGTATTTGACGTTGCCGACATTGTTCTCTGAACAACAATTTAGTTTATCTGTAGAGATTTATTACTATAGATAAACTCAATGCGATTATCGCGTATGATTTTGTGGAGGCATATATCTTTGGAAATTTGCCGTATAGAACGTATTTCGGGTGGGATTCGATGCACTTGGTTCCACATATCCATCCGCGGAACCATCCTTTGCAACGGTGCGCTTAATTTGGCGACTATGTAGATAGTTGCGGTATTCCGGGTCTTGGAAATCGACGAAACCGAATCGCGCATTGGACTGCGTTCCGACTTGCGATGCATCCACTGACCGATTGCGTTTATTGAATTGGTCCAATGCTTCCTTGCGTTGTGTCTTGTAATTGTCGGAAAAGAGGATGTTCATATCGTCGTATCTTCGTGTATGCGCATCATTATATAAATTGACATACTGGTTATTGCGATTGAATTGTTGTGTATTCCATCCTTCCTTATTATTGTAATACTGATTCGAATTGATTTGATGGGTCACTCCGCGGTCATAGACGTCAACCGGAACATTGTAGCGATTTGCATAGACTGTGTTCATATTTAATTGATTTGACGAACAAGATGCCATCGGGTCGAAAGGTAATCCGTGGGGTGTGGATGTGGTTGTCGAATAATTTGGAAGTGATGGTCTAGATGTATGTATATCGCGATTCATCGGTCTGAATTTATATAGACAAAGAATATGAAATAGAATATTATCCACATGTAAGATATAAATAACAATGGATACTGCATCTATTATACTACTTGTCGTCGCAGTTTTACTAATTGCACTTCTTGTTTTCTATATGGATAAGACAAAGACGCAACGCGCAGCAGTTTCACAAATACAAACTAAAATGACAGAAAACCGCAATGCGCGATTACCACCTGCAGAATGGGCGTCGCCATCCAAATGTTTCAGTTGTGAAAACCAAATGTCGACGCAACAAAAGTATTTAGCAGAACCATCCAAATGCTATAGTTGCGAACGTCAGACTTCGCGTTCGATGGGACCGCAATTTGCGATTCGTGAACAAACGACAAAATGTTTCGATTGTTAGTCCTATCCGGATAATCTCAAATAAAAAAATGTTTTTTATTCGGGATTTTGAAAATGTGACTTTACGATTTATTCATAGAATGTCGGTTTATTGTTTTCATCATATTCGCCGACTTTGTCACCGACTTCTCCAGTTTCTTTGATGACTTTATATATACCTACTGGTTCTTCATTACTGATATAGTAGTATTTCTTTCCAATCTTGCGTGATTCGTATTCGATTTCCGGTTCTTCCTCCTCTTCCTCTACATCTTCTGATTCTTCTTGTTCTTCACCGTTGTCGTCGTCTTCACCGTTGTCGTCGTCGCCGTCTTTAATGTTATCTTCTTCTTGTTCTTCGTCGTCCTCGCCGTCTTGTGACTCTTCGTTGTTGTCGGTGATGTCTTGTTCTTCACTATCTTCATGTTCTTCAACGTCTTCCGACTCTTCCTCTTCTTGTACTTGTTTTTCAGTATCTTCATCGGATTCTTCAGTTGGTTCGACTGAACCTATTTCTCCATGGACTCGTTCGTCAATACGAAGTTTAATGTTTTCATCTTTTACGGATACGTGTTGTAGAGTTACCGGTGCAGACACTGGAGATTGCGCGGTTTCCTGGACACGTTCGAGTCTCTTTTCGAGTATCTTGATATAGTTGTTTTGTTCTTCCAATTTCTTGGTCACGTGTGTATAAATCGACACTTTTTTGAGGTTTGCAAGTTCTTCCTTCGTTGCCGTATTTTCGATTTCGGTCTTATTTAATTGCGTTGTCAATTCGGAGATGGTATTTTTCAACTCGTCTATCTCCTTTGTATGTGCATCCTTGATACGGACATATTCGGTATGTAACTGTCGGAACATTCCCATCATCATTTCAACAGATGCATTGATACCGTGGAAAGATACACGAAAGTCCATCCATTGGTCCATGCAGTCTTTCATATAGTTTTCGATATGTTCGGGGGTTGTATTGGTAATGGTAATTTCTTCGGTTTTAAGTGACATTTGTGGCATTGATATAATTGACATTCTATACAAACACGTGAATATTTTTTAGATAGTTTCCTTCATATTGCGCACATTGTTTATCAAAATTATTGTGGATTGATTTCTTTCGTTTCCTGGGCACGTTCACGTTCTCGTTCTTTCTCGTCCTTCTTTTGTAATGCAAATGCACGAACTGATTGTTCATGGTCGCCTTTCGAACGTTGATATCGGCGCATCACGTTGTCTAAATAAGGCATATTGAATAATTGTTTTAATGCAGGAACACTTTGCATGGTAGGGACGATAAATTTATTGAATACGGTTTCAAAGTCGAACACCGACATATTATTTGATTCTCCTGGTGTCAAATAATCGAGGTCTTTCAATACCTTACGTTCATCTGCAATGGTTTTCACGACCGTATTCGTTCGATAGAGAACTTTGTTTATTAATTGCATCTGGTTCGAAAGGAAATTTAGGATTGCGCCTAATTGAGGGAACATTTGTGAGGCACTCGTCAATGCTTGACCGAATTGCTTACGCGAAATACATACCATCATCTTGATAAACGAAGGGATTGCGAGAAGGACAAGTTGTAACGGTTTATCAATAATGTTCATCGCGGTTGCTATCGGTGCGGTAACAGTTCCTACTGCGGGGATTGCTGAAATAAGTGTGAGGAATGTAGGTAAGACCGACATAAATATGGGAACCATGAATTTGAACATGATATCCGTTAGGTCTATGACCGAACCGAGGATGTCCAAGAAGAAACTTCCGAAAAAGTATCGCTGTTCCAATTGATAGAGTGGGAAGAACAACCAATAGAACGATTCTTTAATCGGACCTTCTTTCAAGTATTTCACGATGTATCCGACGACGTCG